ATTAAACACAGGGGTTGGTGTATATACTTGAGTATCCGCTGTAATTTCGGCTACAGGTATTGTTTCAACGCTCACAACTCCTAACGGGCTAACAACTATATAACGCCATCCCGCTGCGCCTGTCACTGTCAATGTATTACTAGGAATTGATAGAGTGTAATTCCCCACATTTACAGTAGCACTATACGTCAATATATCACCTGTATATGATAACTCACAATGTAAATATCCTATTGTCAATAGTTCAATTTGACCTATGTAGTCACTGACTGGAATCAATCTGTATAAAGTTACACTCGTCCCACTTACTTCAAAAGGAACATACAAAACAAATTGATTATCACTATTCACTGATTGAACTTGACTCGCTAATCCTGCCGAGGTAAATACTACTTCATTTAATCTAAGTTCATCATCGGTTAATAGCTTTCCGCCTGTTCCATTTATTGATGCATTATTTGCGGCAAATGTCCATGAGCCACTAAGAGCAACTTTTTTGTAAACAGGATTAGTCGAACGTCTAGAACCACTAGCGCCTAACGCTAGCATAACACCACTCGAAAAACCTAAAGCTTTTGCAAGCGTTCGCCTCTTGTCCGTATTGCCAAGTCCTGTTGTAATATTCAAAGATGTTAAAAGATTGTTACTATCTTCATACGATATTAATTCGATTGGTATATCATTTAAAAACGGGTTGACCTCTCTGCTTTGTGCGCTTACCGTTTCGTTTATTTTTGCATAACTGTTTAGATTTGAAGGCATTTAATTTACTCCTATATAATTTGTCGTGAAGGCTCAAAGTATTGGTCGAGTCCTACAGTGATAGTCTCACCGATAAAACACACAAACATCATTTGATTAATTCCTGCTAATAATAATTCTACTTTGTCAAGCATAACGCTTGTTATCCCTACACCGTTTAAATCAATCAATATATACCCATTTCTAACAGGTGTTAAATCTACTGAGTCATAAGATTGTATTGTATCGACTTCCATTGAGACTTGTTCAATCGGGCTTTCTTCTACTATAAATCCTGTAGTCGTATCAAGAGACAAATTAATATAATTCGCCACCATATAATCTTTCCACTCAATAAGACTTTGTTCAATTTGGAAATAACGTTGTAAAATATTACCATGCCATATTCTAGAATCACCACCTGTAATATCATCTATTAAAGGTTTCCACATTGAGAATACAAGCGGCTTACGTTGAATAGACGGCATTAGTTTTAAAACTTTTCTAAGTTCTATAACGTCACCATGATATTTATAAATAGCACCTGTAGAATCTGCTAATTGCGTAGGAAAATTAGTAATGTCAGGACGTAGCGAATAACGTAACGTTTTTATTTTCAACGCATATTCATTATAATACTCTTTAATCTTTGTCATGAGATTCATCCAATCAGAATCATCATGCAAAGGTTTAGGTAATAGTAAATCTGTATCTCTAAGCAAGTGCAAACCCCACAGATACAGGCTGTATAACTCCACCAAAAGAAACGGTAGGCGCACTACCGAAACTTGTTATTGTAACGTATTGAATCCCATCGACATACGACATACAAGCACTCGTTATGTCATTCGGTCTAATAGTATCGCCCATATTTATAAAAGGAACGTTGTCTAATATTTTTTTTATTTGAACGCCGTCTGTAGCGTATGAATATGAGTATCCTAACAACGATGACATGAGAGAATTAATAATTGTAATCGTTGACTCTACTCCATTTGATTTGTAATACTGATAAATATAAAATGACAATTCATATGAGCGATAGTAAGCACAAAATATTAAGAACTTGTAAACGTCAGTCGCAACATATCCACTTTTAATTTCATACGAACCCGCAATGGTAAGGCTTACATAATTAGGGTCATACACGTTAATAGTGACTTGCTCAAATGATGAGCGGCTAATAAGAAAATCCTTAACATTTTGTTTTAGTGTATTACTCGGATACCCCCCACCGTTAGGAATAATAAATACATCTGATTTAAGAATACCTGTAGATGCACATTGAGCTTGCAAAACTCCACTAACTTCTAAAGCTAATGACCTTCCACTTGTAGCATCCCAAAACATATCATGTGTTCTACTCATTAAAGGAACTTTTACTTTAGCCTGTTCTAATAACTCAGGCTCAGCTCCACCTGTAGCGGCTAACGCATTTGAACACGTTAAAACATTCGAATCACCACCTGTATAAATAGTAATGGTATTTGCATCGACATTCGAACCATCACCACCACCTGTCGCATAATTAGCAGTAATCGCAATTCCTACAGGCTCAATTAATCCATATTGCACATTGTTAATTGAGTCAATGAAAGGCATTGTAATATAGGATGTTCTATCACTTCTAAATGAGTGAATAAATACTTTAGCCAATGGGTCAGGATAAAAAGCAAACGAGTCTACCGCTGTAAATAAATCCGTTCCTATCGTTAACACAATAGTCTCTGTTAAAATATCCTTATCGGGTAAATCTATTATCTGTAATGATTGACCTGTAGTGAATCCAAGTGAAACGTTGGTTACTGTTTTTTGTTGGTAAGTTTGAACTATTCCGCTAGTCTGTCCCATTGGAATTGTAATCGAAGTTCTAGACTCAAATTGGTATTGTGGAGTATTCTGACTTGCCGCTGTCATAAATATTAATGAACTAGCAGGTAGGGTATAACTACTGGTAGCAGTTGCAGTCGGATTAATTGTAAAATCTACAAATACGTTAGACGTAAGATTCCCTTTTAGCGTATAATCATTTAGTTTGAATAGTTCAGTGCCTATGTCCAAAGCTTGAACCGTAGAAATAAAAAACTGATTCACTAGAATATTAATCATAGTAGATAACGCTGCGAATACACCTGCAAACATGCTTTTAATAAAAAACGGCTTATCACTAGACAGTGAATCATTATTCAAGTCATTGATAATGTCGGTATAAGTTCTTGATATGTAGCGTATCGGGTTACTCATAGATTTTGCGTTACCATTGTATTATCTAAAATTCTAATATACGAAAAACTAGCATCCATGTTTCGTTTCTTTTTGTTCTCATCGTAACCGACTTCTATTAAATCAAAATCGCTTGCAACTTGTCTTTCCGGTAAACTGTTAAGCGAATAATTGTTAATAGCCAATAGAATTGATAACGTAGACTGAACTTGCGTATTCAATGTCATTGGATTAGCTTGTAACTGTTCGAGTATAGTTCCATTTTCTCGAAGAAAAGGAATTGAATTAAATGGAGTTAGAACGTCTAGCAATACACCCGCATCGGTTTCTCTTGCGTAATCGCTACTCCAATTATTTAATAGTGACATTGGAAAAATACTCACGAGTAAAATTTAGTCTATCGCCTAACGTTGTCAAGCTATTTTTCATTCTATAGAACCTGTATTAGTGTTCTGAGAATTAACAGGCGCTCCCATATTACCCGTTCCTGTAGATGATAAAGTTCCTGTTTTAACACCCGCATGGTCTTGAATCTCTTTAACAATTTCCTTTGCAATCGCTGTCCATACTACTACATCATTCGCTTTTAGTGGTTTAGGTAAAGCGGCTAACGTTGATGCTATTGCACTTCCAAGTCTTGTAAAATCTAACATGTCTTAAGCCCCTGTGTTTGGTTTCGGAGTAGGGGTTACTGTATCGAAACCCGTTACCGTTGTTATGTGAGTGTGCGCTACTAGCTCATAGGTTATCGAACCATTGGAAACAAATATCCCACTAGCATTAATGTCAATGTAATAACTGCCACGTTTCAACTTAATCCTGTCTTTATTGTATTCGATTTTTACATCGTTATTCTCAATTTTAATGTCGTTTTTGTCGATTGTTACCTTGCTGTCACCTACTTCATGAGTAAACATTTTTTTAGATGTATCATATGAAATAGCTGCCAATTTATCACTAGACTCTTTTTGATATTCGAATAATACCTTGTTATTCTCTCCACTCTTTTTAGGCTTATAGTATATAGCGTCTAACGTATCGTAAATCATAATAGACGGATCTCCGTTAAAATATCTGACTAGAACATAGTCGCCTTTGTCAGGTGGATATTGAGAGTAGAAAATGTTAGCAGGACGAACAGGCAACCAACTACTAGAATCTGTTTCATCCGATGGGTTAATCTGATTACTCCACACTTGGATAAATCCTTTAGTATCTGAGTCAGTAGATACGCTTTTAACTTTTGCAGAATACGTCTTGTAGTATTTCAATTCATCATTTACGACATACTTAATTTGATTGTAAAGGTCATCAGGTAGATTTTCGTAGCTCATCGTTTTAGGGTTAATTTTTGAGTAACCCCGCCTCCTGAATGTTCCCATGATATTTTACTAATGCGATAGTAAGACGTTTTATTTTTGTTTACTCGTGTGGAAAAAGTTTGAGGAATTAGACTTTGAGTATTTTCGTCTTTAGCGCCTAACCAACATAAGTCGCCAATTTGGTATAACGGGTTAGGAACTACTGTAATACTATATTCTTGACCTCCACCTTCGGGCGCTGTCTGAAAAGTTTTCAATTCAAAAAATTGTTTTAAATCATACTTCTTTCCGTTGACTGTAATTGATTTAAAATTACCTGTAGTCTCATCTTTAAAGTCTTCATAGTTCAATGCGACTATCGCTTTTGTTACATCGGTCTGGTCTTTAGGGCTTAGGCTTTTTACTTTTGCTTTTACAGTTGTATCGTTCAATACCCATTCTTGTGTAGTCTCTACACCTTGTGGACTAAAGGCTAATCCTTGTTTGCCATCTGGTTGAGTGACTGGAAATGCAATACTTCCGCTAGTGCCTTGGTTTTGTGTTCCACTTCCATCTAAGATATTAGAGAATCTATTTCCAGAATCAAAGTAGTGATAAATACCTTTTAGCCCTCGCTTGTCGGATGTATTGATTTTACCTTCGTCCTCCCATCCTACGAACAAAACCTTTTGCTGAAAGCCTGCATAGAACATAGTAAATTTGCAATTATACAATATTGCTAATCGTCTTAAAAATTCCATCGGAGTTTCGAAATTTTGTATGATTGGATTTTTCTTACTTGCGGTTAATGGTAAACGGTTAGTTTGATTCACTTGGAAAAACAAATCTTTTTCAGGGTTGAAATTATTGCCTAATAAATCAGTGCAAGTATTTGATACAATAGTTTTAAGCGGCTCATCATTGTTATACGTTACTGAGTTCTTACCTTTTCCGTTAGGATAACCACCACGTAAAGATACATTCCACACTAGACCGTTATTATTTACTGAGTGACTTGAACTCGTAATAAAACATTGTAAGCCATTAGCCCCACCTCTGTAAAATTCAGTATTACTATCATATCCAATTTCGTTCTTATCTGCAAATGATAAAACTTTTTGCAAGTATTTCATGTCCTTATGAACACCCCATTTAATAGTCATCTTTTGCCCGTTACGAAATGACAATGCATACATATTATATAAATCTAATATACTTAGTGTAGCGGTTAACGTTCCAAACTCTTCTTCCTCTATTGATAATGACAATACAGCTTGATTCGTAAATCCTGTAGCACTAAAAGAACTTTTGACATTAGCCATTAAATCACTACCAAAAGTTAAAATAGGAGTTTGTGTCGGTTTACCGCTTGTATCCAATACGGCTTTCTTAACCTCGAAAAAATATGTATCTAACTCTGGTTGGACTATCATACTGGTATGTTTAGAAAATTAATTTTTGAAATGTCCATTTGGTATTCTACAAACGTAGCTGCGTTTTGCTCACACAATTTTAATACCTCTTCGTAATCGCCTAGCTCATCGCGTGCAATTAAATCTACATCTCTGAGATTAACATTGACTTGCCTGTCAACTATACCTTGTGTAATAAAGTGAATTGACTTAGTAGATACAATACTTCCATCGGTTGTATCTGTAAATAATTCAGTAGGAACGTTAATAAATTCAAACATTACGGAGTTTGTTTCCTTGTCATATTTCTTGCCATGCCATACTGACTACCAGCTAATTGAACGTATTTCCACATTTGGTATAATGAATTATTCTCAATGTATTGCATCGTTAAATCGACATATGAAAATGAAGTTGTTCCATACCTTGGAAGGAAATGGTCTCTTACATGTGTAATATCGCAAGACTTCACAAGACATGGAAGTGGAGGTCTATTTGTATAACCATACCAAATCACTACAGGGTTTCTGCTAAAAGTATTTTTCGTTTGACCTATAGGAGTTTGCTGAGTTCTCAATCTTTCGAAAGCCATTATTTCAGGTGTATTGCCAAACTGCTTATCAAACTTATTTACAACAGGAACTCTAACGGTAAATGTGGTGTTGCCGTTAAGAACATAATTGGTAGGAACATAATCTAAGCCTGCCACTTGATATTCAGTATAGTTAATTGACTTGCTTGTCTTAATATCGCCTTCTGGTAAGAATCGACTTGTTATCAAAGTTGTATTTAAGATATTAGCGTTACCTACTGAGTCACCGACATTAGCAGGTAATATAAGAATCCACCAGTTGACCTTTTTGGGAAATTTCATTATTGGAACCTCGCATATGATTCACGTAGTCCTTGTTTAAAATCGGGTTTAGTGTTTAATAGTGATTTGACTTTGTTTACTATTTCTTCCACATTGCCACCATTAACCGTAAAATTAAATTGTCTACTATCAACATACTGACTACTTGATTGACCGTTAGCCGCACTACCTACAGTCTGAATTTTGTTTAACGCTTTAGGTTGTATTTGATTGTTAGGGATTATTTCACCGTCTTGTTTAGGTGTAAATATTTCAGCCCCTTTTTCTCCGACTAAGTATGATTTGCCTCTAAGAACTTCACCACCTTCAGCTTTAGCACCTTCAATTACATTTGAAACAAAACCGCTAGCTGCTTGACCTTGTTCCATTAACCAAGATATAGCCTTTCCACCTTTTGATTCTTTTAAGTAAGTCCATGCATCGTTAACACCATTAGAGATAGCATCGGATATTTGTTTTTTTAAATTCTTGCCTATATTGAAAGCATTCTCAAAAGTATTTCCAATACTACTCTTTAATTCGTTTATTGATTCTTTTATTGATTTGCCAAATTCTTTTATTTTAAAAACCATTCTGTCTATTTTATTTGGTATATCAATAATCCATTCAGCTAAATCCTTTATTGCAACTATTGACCAATTTATAGCCATTGCTAATAGTTCTACTGTTTTTATTACTGCCCTAAATGGGGCTAATATGAATTCGCCTATAAACTTTCCAGTTTCCTTAAATCCTTTTTGGATAGTTTTATTTTCTTTACCACCTGTTAATCCGAGATTTTTAAATATTTCTTTTATCTCAGTCAATGCATATCCAAATTCATCGAATAATGTAAATATGCCATCACTACCTAGTAATCCTTCTTTGAATCCGTCAAGGAATGGACTTATTGCATTTTTCCAAATAGTGCCAAACATATCCCCTAAAAATTCCATAACGCCTTCGAGTTTAACTTCTAAGAATGCAATTATGAAAGCAATCTTAAGAGAGAATAATTGAACGTATCCTAGAAACTTTTGCATTGTCATTTGTCCGCCGTTTATCGCTTTTTGGAAAGCACCATAGAACTTTTTAAATAGATTTAATACCGCACTCGCTGCCATAGACATTAATCTAAATGCTTGAACAAAAGTCGTTCCTAACTGGACAAAAACAATTCTATTTTTGCCTACCCATTGGAACATACTCATTATAAGTGGATACACTTCTTGTGCTAATGGCATGAATAAATTTCTAGTGATAGTATCGCCCATTGACTCAATAGCTTGACTTATCGCAGGTATCGCTTTTTGAATACCGGCTAATGCACCGTATGCGACACCCATAGCCGCACCGACTCCAATCATTGCTTTACTTGCTAGATTGAATCCACCGCCGCTTGCTTCTTTTGGCTTATCAGTCTTAGCCTCTTCTTTAGGTTTTGGTTTTACGCATTCACTAACCTGTTTAGGTTTTACATCTTGAGGTTTTGATAATAATACATTTTGACTAGGAAGTTTCTTTTGTAAATCTGCTATTCTTTTTTGAGTAGCTAAAAACTTTTCACTTCCTATTTGCTGCTTATTGAGTAGCTTGTTATACGCGTCAACGCGTGAATTGATTTGATTATAAGTATTGACTTGCTTTTCGAGATTGTTAGAAAAAATAGAAGTTTGTTTTTGCGACTTAGCGGCATTAGCCCCAATGTCAGAAAATCCTTTTCCGACTTGCGCTTGTGCTTTAGTTGCCTTATCGACTTTGAATATGCTTTCAACTACTACCTGTTCCATTATCTTTTAATCTCTCTTGATGTTGCCTAACGTCTTCAATAAAACTTTCATACTCTAACCATTCCATTTGTAAAAGTTCTTGTCTTGATATACTACCATGTGTAATTTCGCATATCGCAAGATACTCTTTGTTAAACGCTTCTAAATCAAAATCTAGGCATTGAATATATTTACAAATCCAATCCCATTTAAAACCCTCAGTATCAAAAACAATTAAACGCCCGCCCTCACTGAGGATGGAAGCAGACCTGAGGCGAAAAAACTTGCGAAAGAATAAATTTGGTCATACTCATTTTTGCAATTACTACACGTATGAGTAAAGTAGGGTTTCAATCCATACGTATGTAAACCAATTTGAATTCTCTCAAAATACTTATCCCATGCAAATGATAACAATCCACCTTCGACAAATCGGTATTTTGCGATAAACTGTTTCATATCGTCTATGTCATCGACTTCGCCAGATTCCAAAATAATCTCACTCGGAGAATAATCGACGTTATCTATTAGCGAATAGTAAAGCTTGTTATTAAAGTCGTCATCATCTTTAGCCTTAGCCGCTGCCTTTAGCATGTCGTCTAACGTAGGATGACGGAACGTAATTGCATTGATTTGTAATTTAATACCAGTATACTTTTTTAAATACTTAGTCCACTCCGTATACTCATCTAGATACTCTTCGTCAATGTCTCTAATCTCATCAAGTAGTTGTTTCTGCGTATACGGTCTTAATGTAAAATAGCTTTCTTCATATTCTCCGTATGCACGTTTTAACTCAATGTTTTTCAGGTTGATTCGTGTATCACCATCTTTTGTATCTGCAAATTGATGAACACTTTTACAAATCGGACATAGCCCGTTCATTGTCATAAAGGGGCTAATAGCATTCATCCGCATTAGTTCAAATACGATATACTCACAATCTACATAAGGAAGTTTTTTAACGTCTTCATATCCGATTGCTTGACCGTCAATTTTTTCAATTCCATTTTTCAATAGCTCATACATCGCGTGAAATATGCGAGCGCCCTTTACTTCTTTTTTAGCTTCAATTATTCCAAGTGGATTTAATTTAATATCCACTTGTTTATTAGATAAAGGTAATGTAAAAGTTTTCATGCTCTTCTAAATGTAGCAGGCTTATGATTAATCGCTACTGTAATTTTTGCAGCATTAGGACTTTCTTTTGTTCCCGCAGGTTCCTTGCAAGTGGTTACACCGCACAAACCGTAATCCCAATTTCCTACTACTGAACTCGGATTAAACGGGTCACCTAGTGCATCGGTTTCAATTACATTCACTTGATGATATTCGTTTTTGTCTCGCCAAGGATAAAGGAAAGTATCCGCACTTGTAGCAATGTCTTTTGTTTTGTTGAACGTAAACTCACTAACACCCGCACGAATCATTCCTGTTCGAATCGGGAAAATATATTTATCATCATTAGCTATGTCAGTAGTCAACATCTCTTGACTTACTTCCGGCCACTCAATTAAATCGGATAACACAATATTACCGTCAACTACAAAGAACTTATGCACTGCATAATAATTTGACATTTTTGTAGACATTTATAAACTCCTTATTGTAGGCTAATGCCTATTCTACTCGTAATTAAAATTTCATCCAATAGTGAATATGTAGCGTATTGAATAACAACATCTGCTTTTCCTGTTGCTAATTTTGGAAGGCTATTCAATGTTATGTCATCGCTTATCACTTTGGTAACATCAAAGAAATTTGCAGGGTCTCCATTATCTAGCACGTCAATGAACGCACCGTCGCCTTGACTTTGTGCAATTACAAACGGGTCAAGAGTTCCGTCAAACATTGGTTTTAATAAACCATATTCTAATTGAGTCCTCATGAATTTTAGTTCCCTGAATTTAGCCGGCTTGTTTTCCGATGTTCTTAGATTGTCCTCTGCTGTAAATTTGATAATCTGGTCTAAGACAAATCGGTGTAAGTCTCTAGTCCTTACATCATCGCTAGGGCTTCGAAAGTTACGCAAGATTATCCCGTAACCGCTTACAAAATTCATAATGTTAATACCTGCATTGAACAGTGCAGTTCTTACCGTATCATTCCAAGAATCCTCATAAATAGTTTCGCTACCTGTTAAGTATGTGAATGGATATGCGTATTCACTCACAGCATGATGCGCTTGACCGTTATAAATTACGTTAATCCATTTACCAATTACACCACCATACGTAGGAATCTTTTTTAAATTACCAATCGGGTCAGCCACATAACGATAACCATAAAATAAGCCTATTCGCTTCCAACCAACTCTTACAACGTAATCCTGACCGTATGCTTTTAAAGATTGCCAATCATCGGCAAAGTCAGGAAGTTGACCTGTATAAAGTGGAAAATCTAAACGACCGGCAACCCATCCTGCAAATGATTGATGAACTGCTGTTAAGGTTGTATCAGTAGTGATAAAAAAACAAAGTCTATCAAGGTCATCAAAATCATTTTGCATGTTTGTCCAGTCACTTGTAGTCGAAGGAGCCGCACCGTCAAGTCCACCTGCTAAAAATACAGGGGTTGTAATGTCAGCCGGATTTCTTTTGTAAAATGTAGTTGCACTATTTGTTGACGCACCTGCAAAAAGTGGATGAGCTGCTAATACGTTATTCACATAATAGTCAGTAGCCTCACTTTCCATAGACAGATACTTATCATTCATAGCAGTGTTTACTTTTGTGATTTGCCCGCGATAATCTTTAAACCATGAAGTGATTTTAAAGTTCATAACATTTACAGCGTCACTAACTGCCAAAGCCGGCATAGTTCCTTGTGGTGTTCCTGTCAATGTGTTTGTAGCTTCATTGATGGCAGTAACTTTAAATCCGTAGTCCACACTTGAATGAGTAATTTTCAACTGGTCACCGACTACAATTCCTATCACACTATTAAGCACGATAGAAGTAGGAGCTGCACCTGTAATAGCTGTAATTGCATACGTTAGCCGTGATACGTTAGTGATTGTATAACCAATCTTATTATCGTAAACGCCAAATGAAGGCTGACCACGATAAGCCGCTGACAATGTTAAAGTTGAAAGAGCTGTTCCTGCTTGGTCAAGGAGAGTAGAACTAGCAGTAGCCGCACCGGAACCTTTAAACGATTTAAACTTAAACTTAATTGATTTAGGGCTAGCTTTTTCGATTGCATCATTTAAAATATACCAACCTAGCTTACCTGCTTGTGGTTCCGCACCGATTAAGAAATCTCTATCGGTTTCACCGTCAAGAATCATAACCTTGTCAAAGATTCGATTGAATCTACCAATCGCACCGACAATGTTCATCGGGCTTGCAACTATCGGAGTGCTTCCAATTGGTTGTCCTGTTTGCGAATGAACGCCTAATAAATCAGCCATTATAATACCACCTTGTATTTGCCATTAGCTACACGAGATTTAAACAATTTGTTCTCTTGTAACTCAAATGGAATATTTTTATTTTCACCTATAAATAAATGCGTTATGCGCTCACCTAATAGATAATCGTGAGTATCCTGTGTAGTATTAAATACAGTAATTGTTTTTGCTGTCACTGTATTTGTGTTGTTATCGTTGTCTGTAAATTGTTCTTTACTGTCTTTATTTGCCATTCATAAACTCCTGTTTCAACCTCTAAGGTTAATCCTAATTCGCCTGTCTCATCACCAAAGTCAGTATCTTGTTTCTGATTTCGGTTAGTATATATCACATAACGTCTACCATTCCAAAATATGTATTCGTTGTTACCCGCTACACTTTGAAAAATTCTAGCAATCAATTCTTTTGTTTCTAATGACCTGTATAACCCATGAAGAACAGGCTTAAACAAATATTGACCTGAAAATGTGCGATAATAATAGTTTTGTGGACTTGAATTGTCAACACAAATTAAATCACAACGCTTAAAAGTTTGGCTTAGAAGTGTAGTTGCATCAAATCCACCTTCTATAGACAAAGCAGGTGTAACCCCTTCTCTTTGTTTAGGATTTACCAATACCGGTATTTCCAAATAAACATTTTCATTAGTCCAGTTATTGAGTATAGTAGCACCATCGAACATTTGCCCGAATTGATATGAAACCGTATTGTCTTTATTAATCGTATGACCTAATATTTGGTGAACTTCTGTTCCTATTCGAATACAGGATTGACGCTCTGCAAATTTAGGAACTTGATTTACAGTCAATGTTTTACTGCCTGAAATCACTGTAGACGTTCCTAGCAAGATAGATGTAGGAACTAACGTTTTAACATACTCACCTATACCAATATTTATATCGTATGGCAATTCGTCCTTACATGCTACTAAGTCATTTAATATAAGAGTGCAAGCGTATAACGTTCTTATTTCAACTTTGTCAATAGTCGTATATGGATTGTAAAACAAATACTCATCGGGCTTATTGCCTACTATGTCCAAAGAATATTCTACAGAGTTAGCACCCGAATAGAATTTTATAAAAATGAAATCACTCGGATAGGTTGACAGATTATTATAGTTGACTGTTATATAAAATGTATCACTGCCTGTCACGTCAATAGGTAAGGAAGGAACAAAAGTCATTTTCCCATTATCCAAAAAGTTAACTTGCACTTGACCTTGAAAAGTGTATCGGTCAAATTTATCATACTGTATATCGCTTAACGTTCCGTTTATGATAGTCCAGTTTGCACTTTGATTAAGTTTATCTATTTGGTATTTCATTTCGATAACCCTGTCTTAATCGCTTTCTCGAAATTCTGATTAGTAGATTTAAACTTGTCACTCTTGATGTATCTCTTGTAGGCTTTTTGCAACGGGTGCCTATCAGGTATTCTTAATATGCCATGACCTAAAGCAATCTTCCACCATGAGTTAAACGCCGTTCGCATCTTGTGAGTAATTGAAATCTTGGCACCTGTTAATTCGTGTATAGTCCATAATCGTTTCCAACTTATACGCGACACCTTACCACTAGGTGAACGGTTAATAGCCATTGCACTATCGGGCTGTAATTTGAACTTACCGCCTTCTTTCACAATCTCTAAGTGTGCGATTAATCCACCTTTGCCGACAAGAGGACTTGACGGTAAGGATTGACCTCTAGCTTTGCGAATCTTTTTTGTTAATTCGCTTAAAGGTTGTAAGCTGAAATTATTTTTTCTAAGTCCAGTATTAAGAACTTCTTTGATATTAACTAGATGATACTTAGCTGCTTTTATACTTGCATCATTCCATAATTGCTTGTTAGATGTATAACGCTTACCTAATGCCTCGAAGGTTGTCATAAAACCTCCGTGCAAGCAATCACCACATAACGATAGAATTCTTTTGTCGCTACGTTCCCGTAATAATTAGCTGTATCAATATTGTAAAATCTATACGTCTTAGCATCAATAACTACTGCTATTCGGTAACGGTTAATGTCTACAGGTATATCGCCTATCTTATTTGCAAAGTCTCTTTTGCTTACATAAAATATTGCGTTAATATGTTCTTTGACACCTGCCTTATCTTTTTCTTTTGAGCTAGGATTTAATTGAACAGGAAACGCATTTAATTGAACAAACTTATTTCCATATCCTGCTATGTCCTTCATTCTATCTCTATAAATATCTACTTCACTTCCATCAAAGAAAAGAATATTCTTTTGAATATCTAATCGGTTAATCGTCTGAGTAGTTTTAGAAATAGCTCTTTCACTAACGTTCATCGGATACCTGTTTTATATTTTGAAAGCATTGACCATGCCATGGAGCGGTAACTTTTGACTAACCCCGCAAAACGTCCTTCTGTATCTGTATAAGATTCAGAATAAGCGTCAATGGAGAACGTAGATAAACCACCGTCCTCTAAACCGTCTTGCATTAATAGGAAAGCGGCTAATAGCAAACTAAGTGCTTCTTTAACATCGTTAGGACATTCTATTTCATCATATCCGTATGTTCCTCTAACCTGCAAAGGTAATCTAGGAAAATATTTTACTGAATAAAAATCAGGAACGAATTTAGGAACTATTCGAAGTATGCCTTTGTTTTGATATTCACTAACGTCTAAATCTACAACGTTAATATTAAGTTGCTGAAAATAATTGTTATAAACGAGTTTTGAAATAACGATTGAATCTATTGTTTGAACTTTCTTCCTTCCAAGCAGTAAACGGTCATTACCCGAACCGTCAAGATATTCAGTGAAAGACTGTCTACCATGAAATGATTGTCCTGTGAAAGTTTCCACTTGAGATAATACAGAATCAAACAAAGCGGAAAACATCGAATAGCTTGCATTGTAAAAATTTAAAATGCCTTGCGTGAGTTGAGGTTTTAGAATTCCATCTACTGTAATCAAATCAGTATCCACAGTCTCGACAAAATTAAAACCTGTATTTACATTTGATTTAATATAGAAGAGTTGCTCTTCATATGCAATTGACAAATCACTGTCAACAGGAAAATCAATTTGGTAATTTGGATTCAGAAAAGAAACTGCATTTACGGGATAATCACCGTCTATCTTTTCAAGGATAGTCATCTTATTCCTGTAAACTTTATTTAGTGATTTGATTACAATTTCTTTTCGTAAATCCATTTCATTTTAATACTCTTTTGCTACGAGCGCAAAACCTTCATTAGTCAATGCGAATGCCACATCTTCTTTGTCGATTTTGATTCTATTGGCTTTGTATTCAAGTTGAACATCGCCGCCGTTTACTCTGATTCCAATATGTCCATCTTGCATATTTTCATCGCTAGAAAATGGAATACGGAAAATCCATGACTTAATCGGTTTGACTTCTTCATGGATTGTCTTTGTAGGATTATACTCATTAACCACAACAAAGCCTTCTTTTTCAATTAAATACTGAATCATTTCAAAATTGTTTTCTTTATTGATAGAAACTTTTCCCTCAATTAAATCAAGGTTTTTAGTCTCACCACCGAAAACAAATCCTAGCTTACAAGAATGTTGAATGAAGTTATGTTTAAGGATAACATCATTTTTTTTATTCTCGTTTTTTTGTGCTATAATCTTTTGTTCTTTTGTTTCTTCAAGCGGAGTTTCCTCCGCTTTTGTTTCAATTTTTTCTTTTGCCATTTGGCTATTCCTTAGTATGCGCTCACGCCTCTAACCAATACAGAAGAGCTTGTGTATCTCATGATAGGAGTTCCGTAAGAAATCAATTGGAATTGGTCACTATCAGAAGTCTTAGCAAGTGGGATAACACTCATAAACCCCGCATCTTGGTCAGGTGTAGAATTTTGAACATATACATAACCACCGGCACCTTGCACAGCATCCAAGTCAACGAGTGCAAAACATTCACCGTTAGCCCCACCACTAGAAGTAGTAAGAGGTAAATCGTTCTTCATCGTTCCGTATACACCTTGTGTTAAAAGTTGCGCAGCAGTTGCAGTTGTGTCGTAATTAACATCTAGAGTGATTGCGTAACCACTTGCGTTAGATGTAACACCACCTTGAGTTGCACTTCCTACAATGTTACCTGAAGAATCCACAGTCTTAGCACGATACACACCAACTAAACGGTAATTAGCCGCTGTGTCAGCAGCAGTAGTAGACATGTAAACTTTGTAGTAATACGCGTTCGCATCTGGACTTGCAATTGTTACTCTAAGAGTATTAGTAGCAGTAACCGCTGTAACAGTAGCTGCACCACACATCGTTTCTCCAATGCTATTGTTACTAACGTTCGTGTCAGTAGTTGCAACAACTTTAGAAACTTTAATATAGTAGTTTTGTGAAGAAAGTCCACTTGAACCTGCTACACTAGAAGTTGTAATTGCGCCCATAGTTCCGGCAGTCTCACCACCAAATCCTTGACATTCTACGATTGGAACACCTTTGTAATTCGAAATGTATGTTCCTGCATCAAGACGATAAGGATTATCTTGAGTAGGCGCTACAGTAGGAACTGGAAGGTTATATCTGATTAGCCCCAAAGAACCAACAGTTTGTAAATCGTTTAGTTTAATTGCAAGTGCAGGTGACATTAAAAGAACACGGTTTTTAGGTGTGTTCAATCCACCTTGTGCAATATTACTTAATCTGATTGCTTCGTCTACCATCGCAGTTGTTAATACAGTCGGTAAACCAGAAGTAAACTTTTGAAGTCTACGTTCTTGTAGGCTAACATCGAATGAACGCTCCCATGCACCGATTGACAAATCACTAGCATCATACAACGCATAAGAATTATCGTAAATTGCACGGATAAGAAAATCTAATCCCCATGCTCTAGACTCTTGTAAGATTGCAAATGAAATCGCATCAAGGTAACCCGCAGTCACGTCTTTGTAGAAATCATAGATTTGCATTTTAGTTTTAGAAACTTTGAGGTTTACACTTTTTTGAATTACTGTTGGAGTGTTAGGTGAAGGATTAGATTTCTCACCACCGTAGTTTCCGCTTTGTCTCAATGCAGAGACTAATGGATAACGGTAAACGTTAGAAGCGTTTTCACCTGTTTTACGCATAGGTTCCATTTGGAACAAATTCATAATAGGGTTAATATAACGAATTCCATTTACGATTGCATTTGATAGGTGATACGGTATTGCACCCGCACCAGAACCTGAATCACTTGCAAGACCTGCTTTATTAACAGACATTAAAGCAGACTTTAAGTTTGTTTTAATTCTATCGCCAAAATTTGTAATAGTAGACATTATCTACCTCCTTTAAAAGGGCTTAATGATTTCTTGATAAAATCAAAATCGTTTTGAGCTTTGCCAGTGATAGCAGATTCATTACTTTTGTTGATTCTAGAAGCGAACGCCGGATTCTTTGCAAGTTCATCAAGGATTCTTTCATCCATCGACTTATTTACTCGAACGTCAACCGCTTTCATGATTTGCTGACCGCTTACTTCCTCGATAGCTTCAACCAATGATTTATTGATTGTAACCGCTTCGGTAAGTTGTTTTCTCATAGCTGCCATTTCTGATTTCATTGTGGATAATTCAGATTTGATTGCAGGGGAAAGTTTTGCAGTATTAGCTTTTTGTAATATAGTCTTGCGAGTAATAGCATCGAGTCTAACACCAAGTTTCTTTTCCATTACGTCAAGAATTGCATCGGGGTCATCCATGTCAGTTGTATCGCCTAACGTTTCAGCATCGGATTCAGAATCTTTAGCAACTTCTTCTTCATCGGCTTTTGCAACTTCATCACCTTCTTTCTTTTCTACTTCGCCTTTACCTTCTTCTTTGCTCATCGCAACATCGCCGGTTCCTGTAAGCATGGAAGAAACTTCGTTAAGGTCATCAATCAAATCAGCAAGTCTACCAACTAACTCAGGATTAACTTCTTGTTTTTTGATTTTGGATTTCTTAATAGAATCTTTAATCAGATTAATTTCTTTCTTGATAGATTTGATTTTTCTTTTGGATTTTTCAAGTCTAGCTTTTTCTACTTCATCACCTTCGGCTTTAGAAACTTCGTCCTCTTCTTTTTCAGTTTCGGTTTCTTCTTTCTTTTTTGATTTAGTAGCTCCGCCGGAAAGCAATTCAAGAAGTTGTGCTTTTTCTTCGTCTGTCATTTCTGACAAAGGTTTCATTAAAAGTTCATCTTTGACTACTTCGGTTTCGTCTTTTGCCATTTCCTCAGAGTCAGCTTTACGCTTTGCGTATTCCTCTTCTTTGGACATTTCGGCTTCGTCTTTGGTTCTTAGTGCCATGTCGTCCTCACTTAATTTGTATTGTATAATACCTAATAGGTTTTTATATTCCGTAGCGTATTCATTCACGAGATTATCAGCATTAGCCTTAGCCATTGCAGGGTCTAACGTTTCGTCAGTTAAAATCTCATGCATCTTCATATTGAACTTGTCTTCAAGTCTTGCTAATTGATTACGGAAATCCTCTTCCATGTTTTCTTCTTTGATTAGTTTACCAAGAAGGGTTTCTTTCTTTTTTACTTTTCCTGATTCGCGTAATTGCTTAAATACTTTTTCTACAGGTGTAATATCTTCTTGTGGATACGCACCTTTTTCGACCAATGAAACACAGGATAATTCTATCCAGTCTAGGTTTCGTCCACCACTTCCATCGGTCGATTGTATAATATCTTTATTCTCATCAATCAATCCTTGAATGGATAATTGACGTAATGCACTTGGCTTACCATCGTAAACGCCTTGACCTGTGATTGAATTCCAAGCGTCTTTAGCTCTTGCGACTAACGCACTAGGAATATCATGTTTTAAATCTTCATCATCCCAAAATCTAAACACGGTTTTCCATTCTCCATTTTCGTCAATGTATGACTGGTCACCTTCAAGCTTGCCGATATGATTAGCTAGGATGTTTTCATCATGAGGATGTAACAGATAAATAGTTTTTGTTTGTGCTTGTTCTTGGAATCCTTTGATACAGCGCTCAGTCATTTTCTCATTATGAGCATCACGGTATAATGAACCGCTTGAAGTCGCATAAAGGTATTTTCTTTCTTTCCCGTTAGAATCTTTTTTTAGAACAGTAGAATATTTATTGTTTTGTTTGCCTATCGGCTTATGAGTATTATGGAACGCTGTCTGTATTTCAAAGTTTACTTTAATCATTTATATATCGCCTAACGCATAAAAAAGACATGCAATTTATATTAAGTATGGTATGCCTGTCAATCATTTTTTTTGCAGAAATTAGTAATCCTTATAATTTATTGAAGCGTTAGCCGATATAGTTGCCGTAATAGGAGTGATACAAACAACGATTATATCGGATACATCTGTTATGCTCATGTCTAGCCAAGTCAGAAAATCTTGCTCAAATACCTTTGCATCAAACACTGAATTTTGCGTAATATATTTCGAGAATAAAACCGTTCCCTTATTTGTTACTGTTATCGTATTACTTCCATTAGCCTCTTGAACGGACGAGTTGGCTACGTTCGTAAATGTCAAGGGCGCCGATAACGTAGGATTCAAAAGAATAGTCATTAAGGCCCTGTCTGCATTAGATGAGACGAATAGCAGTGCAAGGAAAAAAAACATCATTCGAATATGCGTTAGTTACCATACCAGCATCCCAATCCATAACCTTAGAAGCTATGTTATTTTTAATGTCAATCAGTGAATCAGAGGAAACTTGTATTTTACCACTCCCTAGTGTAGCGTCTAACGTTACGGCTACGGATTGAACACCCGTAGGAATAATTATCCATTGACCGTTTCCTGTAGCGACTAACGTTTCATGAGCTTCAAAACTACTTCTAGTTTCTTCACCGCCTATCGAGTCGCTTGTAAGTGGATTCATTAGAAAATAGCTCATTTCGTTATCTCAGTTTCTTAAAAAAATAATATACATCACAATTACAGGATATTACTTCACTAGCAGGTAACATCGAATCATGAGGGTTGTTTATACTAAGCGATGATTTGCCGTCAAGTCTTTTCAATAAGAAAGGTTCATTGATTGAAATTGCCTTTCCTCTTGCCATGTCTATGTGATTCTTTCTAGGCTTATTAGATAATGTTCCATTGTGCCTCCACTTCTTGTATATCGCATAACCTTCCTTAGCCGATACTTTACTAGACTCTTGCATGTAGACATGTCGCATGTTGTTAATAGCACCCTTTGTTTCCGTGACTGCTATTGCATGTAAATTCTTAGGCACTCCATAAGGGGGTGAGTTCTTAGTATAGTTTACAAAATATTGATTTAGTTCTTTCTTAACTTTTAAGTGGATGTTTTTTGATACAGTGCCGCCTAACGTTTCAATTTGGTTATTCTTTAAGACTCGTTTAATAAGGTCATTCATTTCAAGTCGTCTAGTCTTGCTCATTAGTTGTCCGTTATCGGCTGCCTTGCGTATAACGTTCGAACGTCTCATAACGTCCATAGGTAAAGGCATCTTGACTATTTTTTCTTTAGCTCTTGCGGGTAACGCATTCTTTAAAGCCTTTTCAATTTTCTTTTTATCTAAATGACCTACAGCGCTTACAATACGCTCTTGATTCTCTGTAATAATCTTACCCATGAGAGTAGAATACTTTTTGCCCTTGAACGAATACTTATCTTGCAACTTAGCCTTATCCATTATTCGAGAGTTAGGATAGGTTGTTTTCTTTTGAATAGCTTCATGGACTTCACTTGTATCGTAATCGTATAAAGCTTCTAATTCAAATTGTAGCTTAGAGACTGTCCATTTTTCGCGTAACGCTCTATCAGTTATTTTGTCGGATTCAGATTCTATTATAGTTTCGAGGGTTTTTAATTCGCTTACCATGTTTCGGGTAAGTCGCATAAAAGCAGAATTGGATATGTTAGCAGTTAGCACGCATGAGAGATTATTAAAAATGCGTTAGTTGTCAAGTCTTAAAACGTTATGCGATATAGGCATAAAAAACCTAGCTTTTTAGAGCTAGGCTTTGTAGTGTTTGGAGTTGTTCTAGTGTCACACTATATTAGCCATCCAATTGGATTGCCTTCATAATAACGCTCTCCAGTTTCTCTTTTGGTAAAATACTCAAAAGTAACCGCAAGTCCATATCTAAGCTTATCAGCCATACTTTTAGCTGATACAATCCTAGTCTCTATTTTAAAAATAGAATGGCAATATTCTAAATTAGAATTTTCCCTGAAAGACAAATACTCGTTTATAATCTCAGAGGCATATTCTTCTTTATGGTCAAATACGATAGTTTTTGTTAACTTAGAAACTCTATCAGTTAGTTTTACTAAAATTAGTTTTTTGTTTTTCATATATATAACCTCTTATAATTAATTAATGTATATTATATAATACGGCTTAAACCTGTCAATACTTTAATACTTTTTTTGACATGTCGATAAAAAGCTATTCCTTCGACATGACAAATACAACGTGTAGAGATAATTAAGTTTTATCTACATGAAAATCTTATGTGATGGTTATGTGATTAGGTAACGAAATTGATTTCGGAAACAAATGGCTTAGGCTTAATTATTTAACTCGCTACCTAATTTAATTCCTTTAATGCTTTAGAAAACCATTGTCGATAGATTACGCGCTACCGACTCAACGTGATTAAGATAGGAAGTTAACTTGCGATAACTACCACAAACCTAATATTGATTATAGAGCAGATTTGTCAAGCTCTATTAGTCTAGTTGCTATTCTCACTAAAGTCTCAGTCTTAAGCCCTCCAATCCTGCCATGGAGCAGATCGTTGATTGTCTTGACGTTGACGCCTGTGAGCTTTGCAAGTTTGGATTGACCCAGCCCTTGACCGTTGCTATTGAGATTAATTAACTCCGACTTGATATAGCTAAATGTCAAGTCAGAGAGATTTTGTAGTTGCTGTATGTCGGTTAGTTGCATAAAATAAATTCTCTTTGAATTCTATATCTATGGTCAACTTCTCTAAAGCCAATGATTTTCTTATTTTTGGTATCTTTTTTTAAAA